GGGTACGCCGCCGAGACCCCAGCAGCCTGTGCGCTGGCTCTTTATAACGCGTCTGCTGCGTGGTACGGACTGATGTTCTCGGCGACGGCGTCGATCTCCACCTCCGAGAGTCTCGCCGTCTCCACTTTCATCGAAGGAACGACGAGCGGCATCGCCAGGGTTCACGGAGTCACGACCAGCGATACCAATTCTTTGAGCAGCCTTTCGAGTTCTGATATCGGAGCACAGATGCAGGCCGCCGGATATAATCGGTCGTTATGCCAGTACTCCAGTACGACTCCTCATGCCGTCGCGTCCTTCTTCGGCCGGAACTTCAGCATCAATTTCGATAACAGTAACTCCGTCATCGCGATGATGTACAAGCAGGAGCCATCGGTCGTTGCCGAAACGCTAACGCCAGCTCAAGCACAGACGCTGCAGGCGAAGAACATCAACGTCTTCGTGAACTACGTCAATAATACGGCGATCGTACAGTACGGCGTGATGTCCAGCGGTCAGTTCTTCGACGTCATTCAGGATACCGATTGGCTGCAGAATGCTATTCAGACCAACGTTTATAACGCGCTATATACTTCGCCGACCAAGGTACCTCAAACCGATAGCGGCGTGAACACCATAACGAACGCGATTTCATCTGCGTGTGGTCAGGGCGTTACCAACGGAACGATCGCCGGTGGGACCTGGAACGGACCGGCCTTCGGAAGTCTGGTTACAGGTCAGTATTTGAAAGCCGGATACTACATTTATGCTCAGCCGTTGGCCCAGCAGTCCGAGGCACAACGAGCGGAACGAATTTGTCCACCGATTCAGGTCGCAGTGAAGTTGGCCGGCGCTATCGCCACCGTCGACGTTCTGGTTCAGGTTAACCAATAAGGAGACGCCATGACCTATTCATTTTTGAACGTGCATGCCACATTGAGTGGTCCCGGAGCCGTAGGTCTGAATCTTGGCGCCGGTTCGGCAGTAGCTGAAGAGGGGATCGACATCGAGCCGACGGAAGATAAAAACGTCATGACTATAGGCGCCGACGGACAGGGTCAGCACTCATTGATCGCTAGCGACGCCTCGAAAGTCACGATTCGATACCTTAAGACATCTCCAATGAATGCCATTCTGATGGCGCTGTACGACCTGCAGAGCGCTTCTTCTGCTCTCTGGGGACAGAACGTAATTACGGTTACCGATAGCGGTAGGGGAGATCTCAACGTCTCTCAGACTGTTGCGTTCAAGAAGAAACCGGTGATCAATTATAAAAAAGAAGCCGGACTTATCGAATGGGAATTCGACGTAGTTTCTCAGAGCAGCGTTCTTGGATTCGGGCAGTAATATTTATTAAGGAGTACGCGGGATGCATGACAATACCTTCGAACTAAGCGGCCGAAGCTTCTCCCTAAACAAAATAGACGCGTTCCGTCAGTTTCACATAGTCAGACGGATTGGCCCCATTCTTACCGACCTTTTACCGGTATTGAAGGCCATCGCGTCTCAAGACACCGATAAGATGAGTGACGGAGAGCAGCTAGATGCCACGATTAAATTAGCGACTCCACTAATGCAGGGCCTCGCAAAGCTATCCGATGCCGATGCCGAATATGTGTTTCAGAACCTCCTGAATAGCGTTCAAGTAAAGCAGATGCCACAGGGGAACTGGGCCCGTGTTTTTAACAACGGAATGCTGATGATGAACGACCTAGAGCTGCCAATCCTATTTCAGATCGCGGGAAGGGCGCTGATGCACAACCTCAGCGGTTTTTTCGCCGCACTCCCTCAAAAATAACGGGTTCTGGGGGAGTCGACACTAAGCGTCCCGTGGAATTCGTCGAGATGGCTGACGGCGAGGACTATTTGATGCGACCAGTCTTAGAGGGAATGTGCGGGTACGAAAGCCTCATGGATGGTACTCTTAATCTAGAGGACGTCGCCAGAATGAACGACGCCCTGGAAGTGAAGTATGAAAACGAGAGGCGATACCGAAAAGCTAATGAGGCTTAGGAAATGGGCGAAGCTGAAACAATCAAGGAATTTTTAGTCGGATTAGGATTTTCAATCGACTCGGCTAGCCTCGCCAAATTCAACAAGTCGATCTCCGCCGCCGTCACCAAAGTAGCCGCACTAGCCACCGGTATGACAGCATCCGCCGGCGCCATAGTCGCTGGCATATCTGAGGTCTCCAAGGGCTTCGAGCAGATGGGCTATGAGTACCACCTCATCGCTCCTGCGATAAATAGAGCACTACTTCTGCGTCAGGAACTTCTTAAATCGTATCGATTGGCCGGAATCAATATCGGTAACGTAATCCGGAGCTCTATAAAATTAAACCTTAGTCTAGCAAAGACGCGCTTTGCATTCGAGGCGATCTACAAGTCGGTAGCCTCCAGGTTCTTCGAGAGTATTACGAAACAGTCGGACCTCTTTCGTAAAAAGATTTACGAAAACATGCCGAAGATCCAAAGGACCCTGGAGAACGTGGTCCAGTTCATATTCAAATTCGTTGGTGCGGTAAGTCAACTAGTAGGCAGACTCATCGATCTGGATAAGGCTACCGACGGATGGTCGACTAAAATTCTCCTGGCGCTCGCAGCTATAACCGCAGCATGGAAGATTTTTAATCTAGCGTTCCTGCTTAGTGGTCCTGGACTTGTTCTACTTGGGATCGCGGCGGCCTTAACCCTGATTCTCGGAATATTCGACGACTTCAAGGTGTGGAAGAACGGTGGGAAATCACTTTTCAACTGGGGACCGTTCATACCGGTAATGAACTCCGTAGCCGATGCCGCCAAATCCGTATGGAAGGTACTCGTCGGGGTGGCCGAAGTTCTAGGAGATATTTTCCTAGCGGTCTCCGATCTACTGACCGGTGATTTCAGTGGTGCTTGGGACGAACTTGGCGCCGCCGGACAAAAGATTATAGACGGATTCCTAGGTGTTCCTGAGTTCTTACTAAAGATATCTGGAGCATTTGAGTCAATATCAAACTGGATCATGAGAATAATTGGCCTAACTCCTCAACTAAAATCGGCCACTGACGCCGCTTCTGATGCCGCTACAAATGCCAATACAGCCACTACATCTCAGGGTGGTTTCGCTTCGCTTGCATCCGCTGGACTCAGAGCTGCTCTCGGAATTGGTTCCGGATCAAATATCAGCAATAACAGCAGAACACTGCAGCAGCAGACTTCCGTAGTGATAAACGGTGCCGCAGATGCCGGAGACAGCGCGGATAAAGTCGGAAGAGTCATGCAAAAAAATAATCAGGACGCTAGTAGGAATATGGGAACCAATCAGCGGCCCGGGGGAATGATTCCTGAATGAGCTTCCTCAGCCAACCAATAACGCTTCAGGGTCTGTTCGGCACGAAACGCGTGATCGGGCCTATTCAGGTTCAGGTCATCATTAGCGAAGAGACTCAGGACACCCTCACCATAACGAAACAGCCGGTGCAGACTGGATCCCCGATAACCGACCACTCTTTTCTTGAGCCAACGACTTTGCAGATGAGGATTCTTCAGCAGAACAATAATTTTATCTCAGGACTTCAGGCAACGTTCAGCGGAGGTGGGCTTGGAGCCATCTATAAGACGTTCTTGGACCTGCAGAAGACTCTTCAGCCGTTTACCGTGATAACACCGAAACGAATTTATCAGAATATGTTAATCGCCTCATTGCGATGCAGCACCGATAAAACGACGGAAAATATTCTGGCGCTCGACGTCGGACTTCAGCAGATAATCCTCGTCAACATCGGAACTACTCAGATCGCTATTGGAAACCAGGGAAACCCGGCTGTAACTCAGGCTACTCAGAATCTCGGTCAACAGCAGAGCATCTTTTCGAAGATCGCATCATTCGTGGGGTTCCAATGAACTGGAACTGGTACTTAATACCTATTCAGGGAAGCATTCCCCAGACTTTCCAGATCCCTTTAGCCGGCGGTAACTACGTCCTGACTTTTAAGTGGAACAATATGCTCGAAGGCGGTTGGGTAATGGATCTCGGCGATGCCGATACCGGTGACGTACTCTGCGGTAGTATCCCTCTTATCTGCGGATGCAATCTATTGGCTGGTCTTGAGTACCTTGGAATAGGCGGTCTATTCGTCGTTCAGACCAATGGTTTACCGGATGCCGTACCTACTTTTACCAACCTAGGTATCGATTCAAACCTCTACTTTTTAACGGCGGCGTGAAATGGCGAACCCTCAGCCGAATCTCACAGCGCTGCAATACCTCAGGAAAATAAAACTCACGCTTACGAGTTCCACCGGAAATGCGATAGATCTATCGGAGCTTCGCATAAAGTTTTCCGTAAAGCAGTCTAGCGTGGAGACTCCGAACGTCGCGGAGATCAGGGTTTATAATCTGTCTCCTCAGCTTGCCGTTCAGGTACAGAGCCAATTCAAGCACGTTGCCCTACAAGCGGGCTATCAGCAGAATTTCGGCCTGATCTTCAGCGGAAATATAAAACAGGTACTAATAGGTAGGGAGAGCGCCACCGATACTTTCATCGACATCATCGCGGGCGACGGCGACCTAGCCTATAACTACGCCTTCGTTTCGGTGCCTTTAGTAGCGGGAACTACCCAACAGCAGCAGGTAGATGCCGCTATTACCGCGATGTCGGGTCTCGGCGTAACGGCTGGCGGCGCTACGGTAATCTCGGCGACGCAGAAAAGACCACGTGGTAAGGTTCTCTTCGGTAACGCGAAGAAGGTATTAAGGGACACCGCCAACACTTCTAATTATAGTTGGTCGATACAGAATCAGCAGGTCGTGCTGGTGCCACTGGCATCATACCTTCCGGGTACCGCGGTTCTGATAAATGCTTCGACTGGCATGGTAGGAACTCCTGAACAGACGACCCAAGGCGTAAACGTGAAATGTCTTCTAAATCCGTACATAAAAATAAACGGAAGGGTACAACTCAATAATTCCACGGTCCAGTTGATTAAGGTCAACCTTACTTATACCCCAGGATCCACGACCAACACTCAACTTCCGTTGAATTCAAATGGAGTCTATTTCGTACTTGCAATAGAACACAGCGGCGACACGAGAGGCGTAGAATGGTACACGAAGGTTATAACTCTATCGGCCCCACTGGGCACCGTGGGAAGCATCAGTAACGCTCCATAGGGACACGATGAACGACGACAGATATCAGATAATAAACGATCAGGAGCAAATGCTCAGGATCGCACTCGACGGCAGACAGATCGAAATGTGGACTGCGATTCCTGGGATCGTACAGAGCGTCGACTTCGATGCGATGACTTGCGTTGTGCAGCCCGCGATTCAGGCCATAATAGCCGACCAGAATAACGTTCAAAACCCGATAATCCTTCCGCTTCTGCTCGACGTTCCGATCGTCTTTCCGCAGGCGGGGGGATTCCTCATCACTTTCCCTATGGCACAGGGAGACGAAGTCCTCGTGGTATTTTCGTCTCGATGCATCGACGCGTGGTGGCAGTCCGGGGGGGTTCAGCTAGCCATGGAAGCCCGGATGCACGACCTCTCGGACGGCTTCGCAATACCTGGGCCATATTCACAGCCAAACGTACCTGCTGGCGACGTCAGCACGACGAAACTCCAGATCCGAAACGCGGCTGGCACGGTATAC